CGACGCTCTTCCGATCTGGTAACGCAACACCCCGAACGAACGCTAGCGTCAGAATTTTGACATTAATTGAGGGAGCGTCAAAAAAATGACAGCAAAAGAGGCCAAAAGACCAGTCGGTCGGCCAAAAATCGAAGATGCAGATTACAACGCCGCACGCGCCAGAAAGATGGAAGCTGACGCGCAAATGGCTGAACTTGAGTTGTTACAAGCCAAACGCAAATTGGTGGCATCTGACGATGTTGCCGGTGCTTGGGTCGAAGTGCTGGCGGCTATGAAGGCAAAGCTGTTGGCGTTGCCTTCTATCTGTGCGCCGATCTGCGCCACTGAAACTGACTTGCCAACCATTCAAAGCATATTAGAAAACCAGATAAGGGAAGCGTTAGATGAATTATCATCTTACCAACCACACGAACACGCTGGACGCACAGTCGTCACTGAAAGCGGTAATATCGGGGGCGATGCAAACGCTGAAACCGCCGCCGCGCCTTCTGGTAAGCGAGTGGGCAGACCAAGAAAGGCGGCTGTCATCGGAGGCTAGTGCAGCCGCCGGTCGTTGGATCACATCACGGGCAGAATATCAACGCGGCATTATGGATGCTATCAGCGATCCGAAGCTGCGTGACATTGTTGTTATGGCTGGCGCACAGGTCGGCAAGACCGAAATGCTGTTGAACGTCATAGGCTTTCACATTCATCACGATGCTGCGCCGATCTTGTTAGTGCAGCCAACGCTGGAAATGGCGCAAGCCTTTTCTAAAGACCGTCTGGCACCAATGCTGCGCGATACACCGGCTTTAAAGTATAAAGTCAAAGACCCACGCAGCCGCGATGCAAACAACACCACAACGCACAAAGTCTTCACTGGCGGTCATATCAGCCTTGTCGGCTCAAATAGTGCCGCTGGGCTGGCTTCTAGGCCGATCCGCATAGTTTTATGCGATGAGGTTGATCGCTTTCCTGTTTCAGCCGGATCAGAGGGTTCGCCAATCTTGCTGGCGCGTAAACGGTCGGCCACGTTTCACAATCGCAAGATGGTAATGGTCAGCACGCCGACCAACAAAGGCGCATCGATGATTGAAAGCCAGTATGAAGAAAGCGACAAGCGGCAATTCTTTGTGCCTTGTGAAGATTGCGGCACAGTGCAAACGCTAAAATGGAAACAAGTGCAGTGGGAGAAAGACCGACCAGAAACAGCTTGTTATGTCTGCGAAAGCTGCGGCAGTGTTTGGGATGATCCAAAGCGCAACCGGTCGGTGCGTAAAGGGCAATGGGTTGCAACTGCCGATTTTACTGGCGTTGCCGGTTTCCACATTAATGGCATTTACAGCCCTTGGACTGTAATGGCTGACGCGGTGCGTGATTTTCTGGTTGCAAAGAAGTCAGCCGATACACTGCGCGTTTTTGTGAATACATTTTTATCAGAAACCTTTGAAGATAAAGGTGAGACCGTTGGGGAGATAGATTTTCGAGATCGGGAGCAAGATTGGTCGGGCAATATACCAGATGACATTGTAGTCATAACGGCAGGAATTGATGTGCAGGATAGCTACTTGGCTGTTGAGGTTATCGGATGGGGGCGCGATGAGTGCAGTTTTAGCCTTGAGTGGCTAACTTTATATGGCGATCCCAGCACGCCGCATCTATGGAACGATCTCGATAATATTCTAAAAGTGGCATATACGACCGAAAGCGGGCGGCAGCTAGGCATCAGGGCTGCGTGCATAGATAGTGGCGGTCATTACACGCAAGCGGTCTATAACTTTGTCAGACCACGCGAAGGGCGGCGCATATTCGCGATTAAGGGTATGGGCGGCGAACAGCGTCCACTGGTTAGCAGACCGACCAAAAACAACATCGGCAAGATCAAATTGTTCGCAGTCGGCACTTTTCCAATCAAGGAGTTGATATTTTCGCGCCTTCGAGTACAATCAGAGGGTGCGGGATATTGCCATTTCCCAGCCGGTCGGTCAGATGAGTATTATCAGCAGCTTGCTAATAGTGAAAAAATTGTCACTAAATACCAAAAAGGCTTTCCAAGGCGGGATTTTGTCAAGACGCGCACAAGGAATGAGGCACTTGATTGCAGGGTTTACGCATATGCTGCGCTTTGCATTTTGTCGCTGAATATTAACGCTGTTGCCGATAGGGTCGTAAATGCACCGGAACCAGAAGCACCACCGCAGCCGCAACAGTCGAACCCACTGGCACGCCGACCAAGACAGGGCGGCTTTGTTAATTCTTGGCGGTAAATAATGGCAAACCTTTTCAATACAGATAATGCACCAACAACTGAACCGCAGCAATTTGCGATAGGTGATTTTGTTCAATGGAAACGTGAAGATATTGTTGGCGACTATCCTGTTGCCACGCACAGCGCAGAATGGGTTGCGCGGTTAGCAAGTGGCAGTAGCACAGAAATCAAAGTTGCAGCAACCGAAGCCAGCACATATTACCTTTTTACAATCTCCAGCACTGACAGTTCTGCCTTTACGCAAGGTCACTATCACTGGCAGCTTGAAATCACAGAAACAGCGACCAGCAACCGGATTATCATTGATACCGGCACGCTGGATATTGATTTTGATCTGGATAACAATGTTGACCCGCGCAGTCACGCGCAAGTAATGATCGACAAGATCGAAAGCGTCTTGCAAGGCAAAGCGGATGCAGACGTTGCCAGCTATTCAATCAACGGGCGGTCACTGACAAAAATGTCATTTACTGACTTAATTGACGCGCGGAACTTTTACCGGCAAGAATATGCCAAAGAATTGCAGAAAGAACGCGCCAGACAAGGCGATAACACTGGCGCAACCATCTTGGTGAGGTTTTAACAATGGGCATCTTTGACTTTTTCAAAGCAAAGCCTCAGCCAAAAAAGATGGCAAGGGCGTTTCACGGGGCTGACACTGGCCGACTATTCAGCGATTTTGTATCTAGCAGCCGGTCGGCAGATAGCGAAATCAAGCCATCACTGCGTATTTTACGCGATAGATGCCGCGAAATTAGCCGCAATCACCCATATGCACGCCGTTATTTGCAGATAATGACCACAAACGTAGTCGGTGCGGCTGGCGTGCGGATACAAGTTCGCAAGCGTAATGATGACGGTTCGCTAGATAGCGTTGGCAATAGGATCGTTGAACAAGCTTGGCAACAGTGGGGCAGGGCTGGTTTATGCACTGTTGATGGCCGGATATCTTGGTCACAAGCGCAGCGGCTGTTTATTGAGACGCTGACACGCGATGGCGAGGTGCTAATCCAGAAAATCAAAAACCCAGCCGGAAACCCATTTGGCTTTTCGCTAAAGTTTTTGGAAGCCGACTATCTTGATGAGGGATATGACGCACGCCTAAACAATGGCAACGAAGTGCGGATGGGCGTTGAACTGGATCGGCGCACTGGCAAGCCGGTGAACTATTATCTGTTTGAAGATCACCCTCATCACGATCAAGGCTATGGTTCACGCACAAAGCGGCATCATAAAATTGTGCCAGCCGATCAGATCATTCATTGCTATATGCAAGACCGCGCTGGGCAGACCCGTGGCGTGCCTTGGATGTCTAATGTTTTATCACGTTTAAAAATGTTAGACGGTTATGAAGAAGCAACTTTGGTCAATGCGCGGGTTGCTGCGTCAAAGATGGGCTTTTTCACCAGCCCCGAAGGTGATGGCTTTGTTGGTGACGATTATGACAATCACGCGCCGATAATGGATGCTGCGACCCCGGGCAGTTTTATGCAATTACCGACCGGAATGTCATTCACAGCCTTTGATCCGCAAAACCCCACTGACAGCTTTGCGGAGTTTGAAAAGGGCATATTGCGCGGGATCGCGTCCGGTCTTGGTGTCAGCTATGTATCGCTGGCAAACAATCTTGAAGGCGTTAGCTATTCATCTATTCGGCAAGGCACTATCGAAGATCGTGACCATTTCAAGGTCGTCCAGCAATTTATGATCGACCAGTTTGTTGACCCGATCTATCGCGCTTGGCTAGAAATGGCAATCACTGTTGGCCGCATCAATCTGCCAATGGGAAAATATGACCTGTTTGCCGATCAAGTGGTGTACCGGCCACGCGGCTTTGCGTGGGTTGACCCAGCAAAGGAAATCAGCGCAAGCGTTCAAGCGTTGCAAAATGGCATCGTTAGTTTGCAAGATGTGCATTCTCAATATGGGCGTGACACTGAAGAAGTGTTTGAACAAGTTAATCGTGAAAACGAATTGGCGGCAAGATATGGGATTGAAACAGCATTCCAGCCGTTCGGTGGTGGTCTGTCGAGTTACGGCCCATCAAAGCTATCAGAACAAGAGATAGGTAAAACAGATGAGCAATAATGACCAGATTGAAAAAGAAACAGAATTGGTGGATAATGCACCAATGGAAAACGAAGTTTTACAAACCGAAGATCGGCTGGATCGTGGCGAACTTGTGTATCGCGCACGCGCTGCGGATATGGTGGAAGAAGATGACCGCCGCGTCAGAATGTCGATTTCAAGCGAAGAACCCGTTGAGCGTTCTTTCGGTTTAGAGGTTTTGCGTCATAGCGATGGCGCAGTAGATTTGTCAAGGTTGGATAGCGGTCACGCACCTTTGCTGTTAGACCACGACCTGACGAAACAAATTGGCGTTATTGAACGTACCTATTTGGATCAAGCAGATCGCAAGTTGCGGTCTGTGGTTCGCTTTGGAAAAAGTGCGCTGGCTCAAGAGGTTTATCAAGACGTCAGGGATGGGATACGAAGCAACGTCAGCATCGGCTATCAAATCCGCGAAATGGAACAAAAGAATGAGCGTGATGGGACAGTCGCGATTTCATCTTGGGTTCCGTATGAAGCCAGCATTGTATCTGTTCCCGCTGACGCTGGTGTCGGCGTGAACCGCAAAGCTGAATTTGTCGAACCAGTGATTAAACAAAAGGAGGTCAATATGACCGAAGTAAATCACGAGGAAATTCGCGAAGCCGCTACTGAGGCAGCCAAGCGCGATTTTCAAAAGAATGCCAGCGAGATCATCAATCTTGCTGTTAAACACAATCGGCGCGATCTAGCCGATAAAGCTATTGGTGAAGGTCAGTCTGTTGCACAATTCCGCGCAACATTGCTTGACGCCATTGGCGAAGGCAAGCCACTTGAGCAGTCAGCCGGTGCGGTTGATATGTCACCTAAAGAACAGCGTTCATATTCCTTTATGAAAGCGGTTCGTGGTCTGGTAAACGGTTCTGGTCTGCAAGGTCTTGAGCGTGAAGTTTCTGAGCAAATTGCAAAGAACAATGGCCGCGAAGCACGCGGTTTCTACGCACCTGATAGCTTCTGGGGCGGTCGCCGTGATCTGACTGTTGGCACAGCTACAGCCGGTGGTCACTTGGTCGGCACAGATCATCTTGGTGATCAGTTTGTTGACGCACTCCGCGCACGTTTGGTTTTCAGCGAGCTTGGCGCACGCTTTATGACCGGTCTGCGTGGCGATGTGGCTATTCCAAAGCTGGCAACTGGCGTTTCAGCCGGTTTCGTTGCTGAGAATGGCGCAACATCCGAAGTGAACGCTGTGTTCTCACAGATCACAATGTCACCAAAGTCACTTGGCGCATTTTCAGACGTTTCACGTTTGCTGATGATCCAGTCTGATCCATCTGTTGAGCAGATTGTTCGTGACGACCTTTTGAATGCAATTGCACAAAAGATCGAAGACGTTGCAATCGAAGGCGGCGGTTCTAACGAGCCAACAGGCATCACTGGAACAGCCGGTATCGGTTCAGTCGCAATCGGAACCAATGGTGGCGCGTTGACTTGGCAAGCAATCACCGATCTGGTCAAAGAAGTTGAAGTTGACAACGCTGCAATCAACGGCAGCACCCTTGCCTACTTGACCAACCCGAAAGTGAAGTCACATATGGCTTCAACTCCAAAAGTTGCGTCAACAGATAGCGTAATGTTGATGGATGCGCCTTGGAATAGCCTTTATGGTTATGACTTGGCAGTGACCAACAACGTGCCATCTGACCTGACAAAAGGCACATTGACCACTGCATCTGCAATGATCTTTGGTGACTTTAGCCAGCTTATGATGGGCTTCTTTAGCACACCAGACATCTTGATCGATCCATACACAGCCGGTTCAACCGGTGCAGTACGCATCCGCGTAATGCAGGAAATGGACTTGGCTGTTCGTCACGCCCAGTCATTCGCTGCGTGTCTCGACATTGATGCCTAAAACAACTAGCGGGGCGGCTCCGGTCGCCCTGCTTTTCCCTTGGGGGCTAATATGAAAATCAAGTGTAAACGTAATATTCTGATCGCTGGTCAAGCGCACGTTGTTGGCGATATTGTCGAAGTGACTGATAATGTGGGTCTTGATTTGGTCAATACTGGCAAAGTCGAAGTTTATGAAGAAAAGCAGGGCATCACTGATCGGGCAATTGGCCTAACAAAGAAATCAGCGGCCAGCCTTGTAAAGCGGAACACAAAGAAAAAATGACAACAAAACTGATCAAAATCACCACGCTAAAAGACTGCCAAGCGGGATCGGTCGGGATTATGCTTGAAGGCGAAGATCACGATGTTCGTGAAGATGAGGCGAACAAGCTGATTGATCGCGGCTATGCAAAGCTATGGTCAGCTAAAGTGGCTAAAGTAGCTAAAGTGGACGCCGACTAATGGCTGTCGAAACCGCAGATGATCGCGCTATATTCATTGGCGTTGATGATTTTGGGGTTGCCGCAACCTATAACGGCGGCACGATCAATGGTATTTTTGACAATGATTTTGTCGAGGTTGACGCTGGTGGGGGCGTTGGCTTTGCATTACAGCAACCACGCTTTGTTTGCCGCACCGCAGACGTTAGCACCGCAGCCGAAGGCGACACTATTACAATCAGCGCGGTGGCCTACACAATTCGGATTGTGCAGGATGACGGCACTGGTATGACCACGCTGGTCTTGGAGAAACAATAAATGGCGCACGTTCGGCAGCAAATCCGCGACCAGATCGTGACCGCATTAACGGGATTGACCACTACCGGCAGCAATGTTTTCCGCAGCCGTATATTTCCGCTGGAACAGACAAAGCTTCCGGCACTTTGCATTTTTACCAAGAGCGAAGCGACCGAATTTGATACAATCACTTTAGCGCGTTCTGTAAATCGGGTTTTGGAAGTTGCTGTTGAAGCATATGTAATTGGCACAGCGAATTATGATAATGCGCTGGATGGAATTGCGGTTGAGGTTGAAGAAGCCATTGCCGCTGATGTGACGCTAAACAATCTGGCAAAAGATGCACAGGTTGTTGCGTTTGAGGCTGACTATAGCGGTGATGGCGAACAGCCGGTTGCCGTTGGTCGGTTTACTCTTTCGGTGCAATATCGCACCAAAGAAAATGACGTTGAAACTGCCGTTTAGGAGATATAACGATGGCGACTTTTAAAGGAAACGATGGTGTCGTTCTAATCGGCACAGACGTAATGGCTGAAGTGATTAGCTTTTCGGTTGATGAGACCGCCGACACTATTGAAGATACAGTGATGGGCGACACAGCTAAAACATACAAAGCCAGCTTCACAGATTTTACTGCAACCGTTGAAACCTATTTTGACGACACAGACACCGCACAGCAAGCAGTAACCGCTGGCGATACTGTTGTTCTGAAATTGCAGATGGAAGGCAACACAAGCGGCGACCACCAGCTAACCGGTTCCGCGATTGTCACAAGCCGTTCAATCGGTGTATCATCTGATGGCATTAACACCGCCACCTATTCGCTGCAAGGCACTGGTGGACTGACTGAAACAACCGTTTAAGGGGTAAACTATGGGTTTGGGAGAACAGATCGCCGCAAGGCGTAACCGCGACCGAAAGGTCATTAAAGTTGATGAGTGGGGCGAAGATGGGCAACCTTTGGTTATTTATTCTGGCTCGATTACCGCTGGCGACATTGATAAGCTGCAAAGAAAGCACAAAGACTTTCTAAACAATATGACGATCAGCGGAATGGTTGATCTGATTATTACCAAAGCTGAAGATGCCGATGGCAAACGGTTATTCACCCTTGAAGATAAGATGTATCTGATGGGTGATAGCGTGGCCTTGATTGCTGATATTGCTGGGCAGATGTTTAGTGATGTTGAAAGCGTTGGGGATGCGGAAAAAAACTAAAGGGCGACCCGTTGAGGCTGAATATGCTGGCCTTAGCGGATCGCCTACACAAGACACAAGCCGAAATTGAAGAATTGACGCTGACAGAACTGAACGAATGGTTCGCATATTTCAAGGTGATCGAAGATGGCAAATCAAAATCTTAACTTTACCATCACCGCGAAAGACCTAACACGCGGCACGTTCCGCAAGTTAAACCAATCGCTTGGCCTTGTTCGCAAAGCACTGTTCAACTTCAAGGTTGGTCTGACTGCCGTTGCTGGTGCGGCTGGTATTGGCTTGCTGGTCAAATCATCATTGCAAAGCATCGACACGCTAGGCAAGACCGCGCAAAAGCTGGGCGTTACCAGTCAAGCATTACAAAAGCTGCGATATGCGTCCAATCTGGCTGGCGTTGAAACGCGCACAGTCGATATGGCGGTACAGCGGTTTACGCGGCGGCTGTCTGAGGCTGCAAACGGCACTGGCGAAGCTAAAGATGCGTTGAAAGAACTTGGCCTAAATGCCAAAGAACTAGCCAAACAGCCACTTGATAAGCAAATGCTTGCGCTTGCTGATGCGTTTGATAACGTGCAAAGCAGCGGCGATAAAGTGCGTCTGGCGTTTAAATTGTTCGACAGTGAAGGCGTGGCGTTTGTAAACACCTTGCAAGGTGGCAGCGAAGCCCTGCAACAGATGTTCCAAGAGGCCGAAGGGCTTGGCTTTATATTGTCATCTGGCGCGGTTAAAGGCGTTGAAGAAACAAATGACGCAATGATGAAGCTGGGCGTGATGCTTGGCGGCGTTCGTGATCAGATCGTTGCTGGTTTGGCACCGGCTTTCCGATTGATTGTTGATCTAATTAGAAACAAATTAGTCGATGCCATCAAAGGCGAAAATGGTATGGGCAAGATTGAAGATTTTGCCAAAACGCTAGCGATTAACGTCATTGATTTTGTTGAGGATATTGCTGAAGGCTTGCAGGGTTTTGCAGACAGAACCAGAACTGTCGTCAACTTTATGATCGCAGCGGCGCGGGCGATGGGCGGTATCACGCTCAACAAAACCTTGATCGATTTAAAAGACGTTGGCAAATTAGTCATATTAAATCGCGGATTTTTCCAAGATTTGCGCGATGCAGTAAATGGAACAGAAAAGGCAACAAATCTTTTCAATAGAGAAATGGAAAATGGCACTGGAACCGGCAAAACCTATCGCAAGCAACTGATGGACTTGGCCGATAGCGCAAAGGACTTGCAAAAGAATATGGAAAGCGCAGCGGTTCGTGGCATCAAGTCGCTTGAAGATGCACTTGTTGATGTGACTATGGGAACAGCCAGCGCGAAAGATGCGTTCAAATCAATGGCGCGGTCAATCATTAGCGACCTAATCCGCATTCAAATTCAGAAAAATATCACAGGACAGATCGCGGCGGGGATGGGTGGCGGCGGTGGCAGCGGTATATTTGGCGCAATTGGAAGTTTCTTTGGCGGCTTTTTTGCTGATGGTGGCAGACCACCACGCAACAAGGTTTCTGTTGTGGGCGAAAGAGGCGCAGAATTGTTTGTGCCGGATGGCGTTTCTGGTACTGTTGTGCCAAGTGGTGCTGGTGGCGGCGTTACTGTTCACCAGACCATCAATTTATCGGCTGGCGTGTCGCAAACAGTACGCGCTGAAGTGATCGGAATGTTGCCGCAGATCCAAGAAGCATCAAAGGCGGCGGTGCTTGAAGCAAGGCGGCGTGGCGGTTCATTCGCCAGCGCATTTGGGGCGTAATTATGGCAGAAAGTTATCCATTAGCATTTCCAACGCAAACAGGGGTGGCGCAGGTTGAGATTACCGCCACAGACGTTGTTTCGATTAGCGAAAGCCCATTCACGTTTTCACAGCAAGTTGTGCGGCACGCTGGCGCACGTTGGTCGGCAACAATCAGTATTCCACCCGTAAAGCGTTCTGACAGCGAATATTGGAACAGCTTTCTTTTGCGGTTGCGCGGTCAATTTGGCAGCTTCTTGCTGGGCGATCCTAATGCGGCAACGCCACGCGGATCAGCGGCATCCGCAGCGGGAACGCCTGTTGTTAATGGTGCAAGTCAGACCGGCAACGAATTAGCTATTGATGGCTTGCCTTTGTCTGCAACTGGCTATCTTTTGGCGGGCGATTATATCCAGCTAGGCAGCGCAGCATCAGCGCGCCTTTATAAAGTGCTTGAAGATGTAAACACAAACGGCAGCGGTCAAGCGACATTGAACCTATGGCCTGATTTACGGTCGTCACCGGCAGACGGCGCAACAGTGACAGTAAGCAACGCAAAAGGCTTGTTCCGGCTGGCAAGCAATGATGCCACTTGGACAATCAATAATGCTGGGTTTTATTCAATCAGTTTTGCGGCGGTTGAAGCACTATGACGCGCAGCGGTGTACCATCCGAATTTGCGACCGATAGCTTTACCGGCTTTCTCGCGGCTGAACTTGAGTTTGACAGCGGCACTTTGCGCGTCTGGAATGGTTACGGCAATCTGACCCTTGGTGGCAATACCTATACCGGCGGCGGGTCATTGATTAGCGTTTCAGCCATTGAAGAAACTGCGGAAATTGGTGCAAAAGGCATTTCAATGACGCTGGACGGTATTTCCGCAAGCATACTGTCAACAGCCTTATCGGAAAACTATCAATATCGGATCGCAAACATCTATATCGGGGCAATAACCGGCGGCACAGTTAGCAGCTATAAAGTGTTTTCTGGCCGGATGGATGTGATGAGCATCACCGAAGAAGGCGACACTTGCACAGTCACAATGACTGCCGAAAGCCGATTGATTGATTTAGAACGGCCACGATTGCGCCGCTGGACAAGCGAAGATCAGAAAGCCCTTGATGCTAACGATAAAGGCTTTGAATTTGTCAATTCCTTGCAAGAGGCATCTATAAAATGGGGCGGCTAGTAGATTGGCCGACCCGATTGAACAATCATATCGAGGAATGGCGTCACAAAAAGTTTGAATGGGGCAAGGCTGATTGCGCTTTGTTTTGTTTATATGCGGAAAAAGCTATTTGTGGATCGTCACGTTTTGATGACTTTATCGGCAAATATTGCTCCGCAGCGGGTTCTGCAAAGGCTTTGCTAAAGATAGGCGCGGGTAATCTTGCGGCCAGTGTAGGGGCTAGGTTGCCCGAAATAGAGCCATATAAAGCACAGCGTGGCGATGTGGCACTGATAGACACGCCAATGGGTGATGCGTTATCATTAGTGATTGGTGATAAAGTTGCCGCAATGGGCAAAGATGGTTTGATTTTTCTGCCGTTAAGCGCGGCAAAGCAAGCGTGGAAGGTGTAATATGCCACAGGCAATCATCCCAGCATTAGTTGCGACAGCCGCAACAGCCGGAACCGCTTATATAGCTGGCACAGCAATCACAATGACCTATCTTGCTGGCACGTTTGCGGTCAATCTTGCGCTGACTGCCGCGTCACAAGCACTTGCACCAAAGCCAAAACAGCCAAACATCGGTGGCGGTGGCAATGGCGGGGTTGACCAATCCAAGACAATCACAGCCAGATCATCTAATGCCACGCGCAAGCTGATTTATGGCGAAACCCGCGTTGGCGGCACGTTTGCATTTATTGAGGCAACAGATAACGATCAATATTTGCATCTGGTCATCATTCTGGCAGCACACGAAGTCGAGCAATTTACCGGCATATATTTCAACGATGAACTTTTGACGCTGACCGGCAATGCAGTCACCAGCCCGACCAAATACAATGGCTTTGCAGATATCTACACAGTAGTCAAAGGCACCGCCGGAAATATTCCAGCCCCGCTTTTGGCGACATCAAAATGGACAAGCAGCCACACTTTAACAGATCAAGCATATATTTATGCGCGACTAAAGTTTGATCCTGATGCGTTTGAACAGGGATTGCCAAATATAAGCGCAAAGATACAAGGTCGCAAGATATATGACCCGCGCACAACAACCACTGTTTATAGCAAAAACCCTGCTTTGGTTATCCGCGATTATTTAAGCGATACTGTTTACGGTCTTGGCGCGACAGCGGCAGAAATTGATGATGCCAGCTTTATTGCTGCGGCTAACGTCTGCGAAGAAAATGTAACTTTGTCTGGTGGCGGCACACAAGACCGCTACACCTTTGATGGCGTTGTCGATACGCAGAACACACCGCGCAGCAACCTTGAACAAATGCTGACTGCATTGAATGGTTCGCTTTATTATAGTAACGGGCAATGGTCTTTGCGTGCTGGCGCGTATGTAACGCCGACTGTGACGCTAGATGAAAGCGACTTTGCGTCTGGTTTGACCGTTAGCACCGCTATTTCGGCGCGTGACAGCTTTAACGCCATCAAGGGGCAGTTTATTAGCCCAGACAGCGACTATCAAGCCACAGACTATCCTGCGATCACTAGCAGCACATTTGAAACCGAAGATAATGGTGAACGCCGTTATCTAAACCTTGATCTGCCATTTACAGACAATGCGGCACGCGCACAGCGTATTGCAAAGCAAATTTTATATAAGAACCGGCAAGAAATCAGTTTGCGTGCAAAATTCAAGATGAACGCATTTCAGTTTCAAGTTGGCGACACTGTAATGATTACAAATGCGCGACTTGGCTTCACGCAAAAAGTGTTTGAAATTGTTAGCTGGAAACTAAACTTTGGCGTTAACGAAGTGACCGTTGATTGCGAACTGACTGAAACAAACAGCGCGGTTTATACTTGGAACGCTGAAGAAACTGCGTTTGTTCAAGATAACACAACCTTGCCAGACCCGTTTAACATCCCAGCCCCGACTATTTCGCCATCTGACACGCTAGAACTGTTTAACCAGCAAGCCATTTCGGTGCTGGTGGTTGACGCAGAAAGCACTAGCATATATGCGCGGCAGTTTGAAGTGCAAGCAAAGCTGTCAACAGAAACAGTTTACAAGTCATTAGGCATCGGCAGCGGCAACAGGTTCACGCTGGTAAACGTCAAGGCTGGCGGCACTTATAACATCCGCGCAAGGTCAATAAACGCGCTGGGTGTAAAATCAGCGTGGGCAACGGCAAATCACACTATTGTCGGGCAAGTTGCGGCTGCGTCTGATGTGACTAATTTCAGCGTCAATATCATTGGCAAAAATGCTGATTTAAGCTGGACAGCATCAACCGATCAAGATTTGTCGCATTATGTTATCCGCCATTCGCCACTGATCAGCGGCGCGACATACAACAACGCACAAACGATTGTCAAGAAAGTGCCACGCCCGACTAACACTGTTGTCGCGCCAGCATTAACCGGCACATATTTTGTTAAAGCGGTTAACAAGTTTGGAATTCAAAGCGCAAATGCAGCAAGCAGCTTGGCCTTAGTCGATCAAGTTGATGGGTTAAACCTAAGCGATACAGTGTCAGAACATAGCGATTTTCTTGGCACAAAGACCGATTGCGTTGTGATTGATGACGTTCTGCGGCTAGACACAACCAACTTGTTTGACAGCGTTGCCGGTAATTTTGACGATGCGACCGGCTTATTTGGCGGCGGTTCTGGTTCCGGCTTTATCGCAAGCAGCGGCACATATGATTTTGCGAACATCATTAACCTTGGCGCGGTATTTACGGCACAAGCCAGCGCGGTTTTGAAAGTGTCGCAGCTATCTATGCACACCGGCACACCGGCCAGCGGCGCAACTGACGTTGATTTGTTCGTTAGCACCACGCAGGACGACCCTACTGGATCGCCAACGTGGACTGCTTACCGGCAGTTTGTTGTTGGAACCTATACAGCAAGGGCGTTGCGGTTTAGGGCGGTTCTAACAAGCACTGACAGCGCAGAAACACCGGCCATCTCAGAATTGACCGCAGAGATGCGTTTGCCGACCAGAACGCAAAGCGGTAACGATATTCAAAGCGGCGCAGGGGCAAAGGTTATTACCTTCACCACGCCATTCAAGGCACTGAACGCGGTGTCAATTTCTGTCGGGGATATGCAATCTGGCGATTATTATGCTATAACTAGCAAGTCGGCATCTGGGTTCACGATCACGTTTTATAATAGCAGCAACGCAGCGGTTGATCGTTTGTTTGATTACGTTGCAACGGGGTTCTAAATGTCACAGCACGATTTTAACATTGCCAACCAAACTTTTCCGAATTTTCGGGCTGATCTGAACAATGCGTTAGTTGCGGCTGCAACGATGAGTGCGGGTTCATCTGCGCCGACAACACCATATGCCTACCAGCTTTGGTTTGATACCACGACCGGCACTTGGAAAGTCAGAAACAGCGGCAATACTGCGTGGATCAACACAATCACGACTGATTTGGCGACTGGTAATCTTGACGTAACTGGCCGTGTCACGGCTGATGACTTAGACTTATCTGTTGGCACAGCGGGTGATGGAATACAAATAACAAGCGCTGGTGCAAATTACTTAAACCTCGGTTTTGACACAAACAGAACAGGCGCATCTCAAACGCTTACCCAAATAGAACAGAAGTGGAATGGAACTGCCGTTGCAAGAATACAGTTTGTATCAGGCTCAGACACAACAAACAAAGACGATGCCGAAATAAGATTTCAAACTGCATCAGCCGGCACCCCATCTACCCGAACGACCATATCATCAGCGGGCATCTTAAGAACACAATGTACAGCAGGTTCCGGCAACTATGCTTTTGAAGCATATAACCCAACAAGCACATCGTCACGGGCAATTGCTTTGTTTCAGTCAAATGTAGGCGGAACACAAGCAAACAAAGTAGTCATACAGTGTGATGGCTCCGTTGGCATTGGCACTAGTTCCATAAACAATACTTTAGAGATAAAAAGTCCGACAGCCAGTGATGGAATTAGGCTGTCTAATGCCGTTGGTAGTTATTACCATTTAGTCAGAAGCAACGGGGATGGTTTGCTTTTTGATGCTGACGCTGGAAATACTGGCGGTGCCGGTGCTGATATTCGTTTTCAAGTTAAAGGCTCAGAAAAGATGCGTCTTGAAAGCGATGGCGATCTTCAAGTAGACGGGGACGTAATTGCCTTTTCAACCACTATCTCTGACGAGCGTTTAAAAACTGACATTACTAAAATAGGCAGCGCACTAGATAAAGTTAAGCAGCTTAATGGTTACACCTTTACCTACAAATCTGATGGCAAACAGTCTGCGGGCGTTATCGCACAAGAGGTTGAAAAGGTACTGCCTAGCGCAGTTGCTGAAAAACAATTGCCTCTTAAAACCGATGATGAGGTTTCATATAAGACAGTTCAGTATGATCAACTTGTCGGCTTGTTAATCGAAGCAGTTAACGAACTACAGGCGAAGGTTGCAAAGCTGGAGGAAAAATAAATGCCCTTGCCAGCATCCGGTCAACTTTCCATTAATGACATTGCAGTTGAATTTGGCGGTTCAGTGCCTCATTCGTTAAGCGAATATTATGCTGCCGATACTGGTGTTCCCGCATCTGGAGAAATATCAATTTCTGATTTTTATGGCAAAAGTGCAGTGGCTTATATCACTGCAACTGGTGGCACCATAACCACCGATGGCAATTTTAAGGTTCACACGTTTACATCAAGCGGAACATTTGCAATTACATCTTTGCCAGCCGGTACAACTTTAGATTATATTTGTGTTGCTGGTGGTGGTTGCGGCGGTGGAAATGTTTTGTACGGCACAGGCAGCCTTTACGTTAATGGCAAAGGCGGTGGCGGCGGTGCTGGTGGTATGCTAACCGCAACAGGTGCCACGCCAAGCGGCACAGGAAATATTACAGTCACCGTTGGGGCTGGCGGTGCTGGCGGGTCTGGTGCAACAGGTGCCAATGGAAACAACTCTGTAATTAATGGGCTTGGCATTAGCGCAACAAGCATTGGCGGCGGCAAAGGGGCTAGTGCTTACGGTGATGGTGGTTCGGGTGGTTCTGGCGGCGGTGGTGGCTCAAACGGGCGAACTGCTGGGTCTGGCACATCTGGACAAGGCAACAGTGGATCAAACACATCTAGCGGCCTGTCTAGTGCGGCTGGTGGTGGTGGCGGTCGTGGTGGTGCTGGCGGTATCTCAAACGGCGGTGCTGGTTTAGCATCTAGCATTACTGGTTCAAGCCTGTTTTATGCTGGCGGCGGTGGTGGTGCATCCGGCGGGTCTGGTGGTTCTGGTGTTGGCGGAAACGGTACAACAAGCATAACTAGCGGCAATCAAGGCACCGATGGTCGTGGCGGCGGCGGCGGCGGCAAAATGGGGTATAATACAAATGGCTGCGATGGTGGTAATGGCATTGTGATATTCCGTTATCAGTTCCAGTAGGGTTTAAGAGATGGCAAAATTTGCAGAAATAGATGAAAACAACGTCATTATTCAAATAATAGTGGTGGCTGAAGAAGATTGCCTTGATGAAAATGAAAATCATTCTGAGGCGGTTGGTGAAGCGTTTTGTCAAAATCTGTTTAATTCTAGCAATTTGTGGAAACAAACATCTTATCCTAACAATATAAACAAAAGTGGCGCGGGTGTAGGGTATTTTTATGATGCAGAATTAGATGTTTTTATTCCGCCACAACCCTACCCAAGCTGGACTTTAAATAGTAAAATTTATCAATGGGAATGCCCAGTGCCTTACCCAGCAGACAGCCCATATTATATTTGGGATGAAGATGCGTTTTCTTGGGTTTTGCCAGATATTGAGAAAGCTTAACAATGAACGAAGAAAACAAAGTCATAGTTGACGTTGCGGCTGGCACAGGCACATTTGCTGCGTGGGTTGGTATGGCACCGGACATTGTGGCTATTGCAACTGGCGTTTGGGTGCTGATCAGGATTTGGGAAACTGATACCATTAAACGGCTGACGGGTCGTGTTTAAGGCGATTGTTCTAGCTTGCGTCATAGGTGCGCCGGATAATTGCATCGAATTTCATTCTATAATTTACAGTGAAACAAGGCAGCTTTGCCGCAGCCGCGCTTTTGAAATGTCGCGGGATATTGGGGAGATTGCAAACTTGATGCCGAAGCAGTGGCGGTGTCAGCTTCTCAAAGAAGGAATGCTGTCTTGGAACCAATCACAGCGGCACTTGCTGGCATTAGTTTAGTCAAAGCCAGCGTTGATTTTATCAAGCAAAACATAAACACCGCCAAAGATATTGGCGAGATTGCCGGTCAGATAGATGCACTATTTACCGGCCAAAAACAGGTGCAGGACGCCAGCAACCGTAAATCCGGTGTTGGGATAGCCGATCAGTTTGGCGTGCAGTCTGTGGCTAAAGAAATGATAAATACACGTCTCGCTGCAGAACAGCTTGCCGAAGTTGCGCGGCTGGTCGATTTCCGCTTTGGTCACGGCACTTGGGCATCGATACTGGCAGAACGGCAAAAGCGCATCCAAGAAGCTAAAGAAGCGCGTGCAAAAGCCAGAAAGATAGAACAACAACGCCAGCAAGAGATGCTAGAAAATCTGAAATTTGGGGCTATTGTTATTGGTTGCATTGTGGTTATCATTGGGCTGTTTTTGGCTATAATGATACAAACGGCATCAGCTATTGTTAATTAGCGCAACCACAAAAGGCTTAATGGGGGAATTTTATGCGGCAGGGGCGATTTTGTCTTTTGGCACCCATAAAGTGTCTCTTTGCCAACAGGACGCTGTCGATTTGGTGGCTTTCAATTCTGATAACCATTTGCTTGTACAAGTTAAAACTGCGTTTTTGGCTTCAAGGCCAAACCGTTCGCAATCTTATCAATTTCAACTTGCCCACGGTGGTAAAAACAAGCGCGTTGCGACTGAAAGGGATTTTGATATCTATGCTTTGGTTGCCAGTCACAACCGCCGCGTGTTGTTTTTGCCCACAAGGTCGCTGTTACAACATACAAAGCGAGTGCCGCCATCGAGGTTTACGGCTGAAGCGGAAATTGATAGCTGGCATAAAGCGGTTAATTACGTTTTGGAGATGAGAAAATGAATTTGGATCAACTTCGCGAAGAAATCGCCAGCGATGAGGGCGTGCGGCTGGACATATATTTAGACCATCTGGGCTTGCCCACTGTTGGCATAGGGCATTTGATCCGCGAAGCTGATGCGGAACACGGCAAACCTGTTGGAACGCAGATCACACCGGAACGCTGTCGGCAGCTATTTGCGCTCGATATTGCGGTCACTGTCGAAGATTGCCGGTCTTTGTTTGAAAACTGGGATGATCTTCCGGAAGAATGCCAGCTAATATTGGCTAATATGGCCTTTAATTTGGGTCGCAGCCGGTTGGGTCGCTTCTTAAAGCTGCGTGCAGCTATTGCTAATTATGACTATGATGAAGCGGCAACCCAGATGGCCGACAGCAAATGGGCAAGGCAAGTGCCAAACCGTGCTGGCCGGTTGATTGACCGGATGAGGGCGATTGCAGAATGACACCGGAACGGCTTGACGCTTGGCGTATTGTGCCGCGTTTATTGATTTTGAGTTATATGTTGGTTTTTTATCAGACTTGTGCTTGGTTTATGGCCTTGCCTTCACCGAATAATGCACAGGCCGGTTTTGTAAGCGTGATCGTTGGCGCAGGGGCGGCTTGGTTTGGTTTATATGTAAACAGCAAAGGGCAAAGCAAATGATCCAGTTTTTGACACCGATTGCAAACCTAGCTTCAACTTGGTTAGAAGGCCGCGTGGAGACTGCCAAAGCCGAAACAGGGGTCAAGGTGGCAAAGGCACAAGCCGAAGCCATTGTGATGCAAAAAAAGGCGACTGGCGAAATTGATTGGGATTTAAAGATGGCAGATGCCAGCGTATCTAGCTGGAAAGATGAATGGCTGACCTGTCTTTTTAGCATCCCGTTGATACTGGCATTTTGCGGTGATTGGGGCAGAAATGTGGTAGCTGAAGGCTTTGCCGCGTTGGAAACTATGCCGGAATGGTATCAGGTGACTTTAGGCGTTATCGTTGCAGCCAGCTTTGGCGTGCGGTCAGCCACTAAGTTTTTCGGCAAAAAGTAAGGCGGCTATTCCAGCCGCCATACTCGCCATCCGCAACCGTCATCCATTTTGCGGGTGGTATATTTTAGGCCGCGATAACGCAGCGCGTCACGCAACGACATTGCCTGTTCATAAGTTTCGCAAAGCACGCTATCACCAATTTCCATATCATTGATAATTTCAATCTTGCTGCGACCCGCTGGTGGAACCGGCACGTTCTTTTCGATTTGCATTTAATATATCCAATCTTTCCCGAAAGCATCCAAGATGCAGTGTTTGTTTGCCGCCATCAACAATCCAATCTGGGTCACTGAGGCGCAGGGTCTTGTCGCACCATACGCACCGACCCAAAGCATTAGAGGCCGGTGCATATGTTGGTTTCTTTTTAGAACGGGATCGCATCTTCTAAAGGCTGCATTTTTTCGGCGCGTGGCGCGTCCTGTTCTTTTGGTGGCATCGGATCGCTGATCGAAGCTGACATATATTTATTGCCCGCTGCGCTTTCGCGTATCCACAACGCAATGCGTTTTTCAACGCCATCGACATTGATCTTGCCAGTGTAGTCCGGCTGGTTTTCGGCGGTCTTGTCGTTGTTCTTAAAGATTGCGCCGCGATTGGTGTTATCATATTCAGTCATTTTGCACTTCATCCTTCCGTTTAGAAAACATTTCTATTTGATCAACTGGTGCTTTTATGCCGCTGGCACCATACAGCTTTGTGTAAAGCGCGTTGACATCACGCACACTTTTACACGCATCTAATTTTTCAGCTAAAACATCGTTGGAGGCGGCACCGACTGCCGGAGTGGATGCGACAGCCGGTGCCTTTTGGCGAGGCTGCGGACGGGAGGGAACCGCGCCACCACCGCTGGCAAGATTACCATCATCATCATTGCTATTCAATCCGAACATCGTCAACAAACTTGCCCTGCGGAAATATGTCACGCAGCTAATAAATGACTGGGGCGTGTCTTTTTCTGGGCTGATCTGCAAAAAGCTACTGATCTTTTCGCCAGTCTCCAAATGCACCACAGTCGTCACCAGCGCACCGTCTTGGAAATATTGCGCGAATGACAGCCCATATTCGAGCAACACATCAAGCGCGGTTAGTACATCGCCAAGCGTTGAATATTCTGATTTGAACATCGGGTTCTTGCCAGACTTTCCGACAGATGCCGCCTTTCTAACATCGGCTAATGCCGCGTGCAGTTTTAGATTTTCCATAGGTCTTTTGCCCTTTCAAGCCATTCGGTTTTCATTTTCCACTGATACATATGATTCCAATCTGGATCGGTGATTGATGCCAACACCTTTGGATCGGTGCTGACGCTCAACAGGTTTTGCCGGATCAATGCTTTTTGCCGCATTTCATTCAAAGCGTACGTTATCCCGTCCGCTTGTAGTTCTTCACAGTTATATGCGTTGAAAATGACCGCATCGTGTTCTGCTATGTAAATGATTGATGGCGTGACGCGCAGCGCGTGCCAATAAATAGCCGCTTGGCATATGTGGGCGAACTCCGGCTTTTTAGGCAGCGTTGCCTTTGCCCAGCCTTGTGACCCGTCTTTCAACAGCTTGGTCTTGCGCGGGGCTTTGGTTTTCATCTCCGCAAACATTGAGCCTTCAACAAGCAAATCGACAAATCCCAAAATCGGCACGTTTACATCATCCAACCAGCATTCAATGCGTTCTTCATCAATTGCGCCGGTGAAGCCGTTTTCCACACAAATATTCACGCCCTGATGCACCATTGCAGGGATAACTTCACGAAACTTCACACGCAGCACATCGTCTTCATCTGCCGGATGAAAATCAAAAGCAAGCTGTGCGGCTTCGATGGCTTCATCAATATCTGCGCCGTGGCACACTATAGATTGCACTGCCGTATGCACTGAAGTGCCAATTGCAGCGCGTTCCCCAACGCCAATTTCTTGCCGCTGTTCTTTTGTCAGATGCAGATAATCAAATATCCACTTAGCCGGTGAGCGTAAAAGCTGACTGGCCGATAAATGGCTAAACCCTGCGGTTTTCCAAAGTTCACTGATTTCCCGTTTTTTCATAGCAACACCCTAGCGCAGATCGTTCCCAAAATGCAACAGGTATTTTTTCACTTTACAGATATGATCGTTTTGGGCAAGGATAGGGCAACTGAAACGGGGGCAGCTATGTCTGGAAGCAAATCAAGAAACAAAGGTCGCGGCTATGAATATGAGATAGCCAAAGAACTTTTCGACCATCTTGGGTTGAATTTTGTGCGGGAACTGGATCAAACGCGACAAGCGCATCTTGGCGATTTGGTGACGACTGATTGTGATTTTCCTTTTGTGATTGAATGCAAAAGATACAAATCCGGCGTTTCTGGTGACTGGTGGTCACAAGTTTGCACAGCCGCTGCGGTTGCTGAAAAACTACCGGTGCTGTTTTACCGTCTTGATAGAATGAAAACCCGCGTGCGCTTGCCAGTGGCGGCTATCGTGGGGCTTGCTGGCTGGTCGCCTAATGAAGATGCGGCTGAACAGTACGATTGGCGATATGCCGTTGAAACTGATCTGGACACGGCAATGATGATAATTCGGGAGCACATTAATGGATGACGATATCGGCAAAAAGACGGTTGGAGACCGCGAATATACGATGGTTTCAAGCGAAACGTGGATTGATGTGAAAGATTTGACCGTCAACATTGTCAAAGGCAGAACCGGCGTAAAGGTCTGGATTTACGAACGCAACACCGGCAATCCCGATCCATTAGCTATCTGCGAAGCCGATTATGTGCGGATCACAAATAAGCGATCGAATATTATACCGTTTTTTCCTAAGGGGCATTTCAATGATCCAAAGCGGTGATGGTACATTTGCTGAACTTTACGAACAAGGCAGATGCCCGAAGTGTCGAAGCTATATGTCAAAGGAAAACGACATATGGGCTTGTCCGGTCTGCAAAATGACCCATAAAGGAGTGGATGAAGATGGAAACCGAACACAATCTGAAAATGGAAATGCTGACGATTGCTGAAATCGGCACAGCGTGGAAATGCGAACCGGTCAAATTGCCGCAGTATTGTCAGCTAGACTTTGCATTGACGCGGCAAGGCAAGATTGAAGCATTTGCTGAAGTCAAGTGCAGGACATTTCCGCGCAACAGATATAAAACGTCACTGATCCACCTTCATAAAATGATGTATGCGCGGCAAGTGGCTTTCGAGACTGGCATACCGACTTTTTTGATAGTGCGCTGGACTGACTGGATAGGGGCTTGCAGCTTCAAGGTGGATTTTGCCACAACAATCGGGGGCAGACGGGATCGCGGGATTGAACGCGATTATGGGCTAATGGCAGAGGTTCCAATAAGCGAATTTCATATGGTAAGGGAATTAAATGAAACGATCTGAAGCACTGGAAAAAGTGCAGCTAATATTAAACGAACGCGGTGCGTCTTATGGCGATCTGCGGAAAAACTGGACGCAAACTAGCCAGATGATGAGTATGGTGGTCGGCAAAGATGTAACGCCGGAGCAATTTGGCGCGATGATGATTGCTATGAAGCTGTCAAGGCTTGCCAATAGCGAATGCAGCCACGCCGACAGCCTGTTAGACATTATCGGGTATGCGGCTTTAACTTTGGAGATTTTGCACGATGAGCATTAAAGCAGTATCTTGGGCATTGGAACAATCGCTTGGCGATAGCACTGCAAAGCTGGTTCTGCTCGGCATCTGTGACCGTTATAACGATGATTATAATGTGGCGTGGCCTTCAATGAAATGGCTATCGATTGCGGCTGATTGCAGCGAAAGAACTGTGATCCGCAAGGTGCAAAAGCTTGAGGAAATGGGGCTGTTGTCGATAGAAAAGCGACCAAACAAGACTAACCGATATCAAGTAACACCATTGGAGACCAACCATAGTGACAACCTGTCACCTAGTGACACAGCTATGTCACCTCATTATGACAACCATATGTCACACGAACTATATAGAACAATAAATAATAAAAAGGGGAAAACCAAAGTTGTTGATTGGGAACCTAATGAGGCTGATCGCCAATTTGCTCAAAGCAAAGGTTTGGATGCAGCCGAAGTGCTAGAGGCAATCCGCTTGTGGGATAAGCAGAACGGCAACAAAGCCGCCTACGTTGATCTGACAGCCTTTTGGCAGAACTGGTGCATACGAGATGCCAAAAAGAAGCCAAAGCGCGTCACAGGCCATTCTAGGCCATCTAGCGGCAATTATAACAATCAGTCTAATGACTGGACACCACCGCAGCGAAAGATGGTCACGCTGGATCAGTGGCAAAGGCTGACTGACGGAATGCGTACCTATTACAAGCAAAACCGGCCAGATGTGATCGCCGAACTAAAAAAAGTTGGTGCGGATGTGTAAAAAGATGTAAATAGGTGTTGACAGTGGGTTGGAAAAGGCGCAAGGTAAGTCATCAACAAGGAAACGGGAGTTCCAAAATGATCAACACATATTACAAAAATCAAATTGTTCAAGTTCTGCCAATCAAAAGCCAATCTAATCCAGATCATATTCTTGTGCAGTTTGAAAATGGCGATAAAAAATGGGTTTGGATTGACGATGTTGATTTGGTTCAAACCTTAAGGGCGGTGGCATAATGCCCCGCCTTTTCGTCATAGCGGTATTGGTGGCCGGTTGTAGTTATACGCCGGTCGCTGATCTGCGGGTGTCCGGGGATAAAGCGCAGCTATATCAGCGTGACCTAACTGAGTGCCGCCAGCTAGTCAAAGAAGCGTTGTCGCCTTTGCAGTTTGGTGCGGAAATTAAATGGCTTAATGAGTGCTTGCGGGGACGTGGGCATAGCGTGTTGGGGGTCTGATATGGTTAAGGATACGATTGGAATGCTGGTATTGACTGCGCTGGTCATTACGTTTGGCACTAATGCCATCACGCAGGATTACAACATCTGGGCATTGATGGTGCGGTTTGGGGGGTAATTATGGAAATTATTAGCAGAAAACAAGCATTGGCTGATGGCCTACAAAGATATTTCACTGGCAAAGAATGCCCACATAATCATTTGTGCGAAAGATATACATCAAATCACAAATGCGTAATTTGTTCTTCAGAACACGCAAAATTGCCCCAAAGCAAAAAACAAATGCGTCAAAGATATAGAAAGTTTAAAAAAGAAATTTGGCAAAGAGCAAAGTTTCGTATGGAACAAAACCCACAATACAAAGAAGCGCGGCTTCTTTATATGAGACAATGGTATCGCGAAAATCGTGAATATTGTTATGCAAAGTCAAGAGAATACATTGCAGCAAACCCTGAAAAAAACACAAGATACAAAAATAAATGGGCAAAAAATAACAAAGGATATGTGGCAGCAAATTGGAAAAAAAGAGACAAAGCAATAAGAAAAGCCACACCAAAATGGTGCGACATAAATGCAATTGCAAAAGTTTATGAAAAAAGAATTTTGTTAGACGAAAAAACCGGCATTCAACATCACGTTGATCATATTGTGCCTTTGCGCGGCAAAAACATTTGTGGGTTGCACGTCCCTTGGAACTTGCAAATCATAACCGCAGATGAAAACTTGCGTAAAGGCAACAGCTTTAATGGCTGAGGAAATTGAATGCCCTGAGTGTCAGGGCTATGGCTGGCTTGTTTATTGGGTGGGCAAGCGTGGAGCCAATGACCCTTGTGGCAGCGAAGTGCAAGATGATTGCGATGTATGTCACGGGTCGGGGATGATAGAGAACCCAAATTGGAGTGGATAAATGGAAAAACGTATAGATCAATCAATGCGCTATAAAATCACAAAGATGTTGCGTGATAGGCTAAACAATGACCCAGATATGCGGGAAATGCTTTATAACATATCCTTAGAATTATGGGATCAAATGATCGATCATTATGGTGATGATATGGAGCAAACTAACGGCATATATGATGAAGAAGGTCAATTTGTTCCACATATTGCTGGCGTTACTGTTTGGGATGAAATGAAAGGTGAGTTTTTATATGTGCCTTTAACAACCACAGAGTTTGACCATCTTGAACATATGAATGATGTGCTTGGCGATACAAAGGTAATGCTGGCTATGTATCACGAAATCCGCGATGGCAAGGTTTCTGCATAACGTCAACAGCAAGGGGAAGCAAAGGGCGGCATTGACCGCCTTTTGTTTTGCGGATAACCTAGCGCGATGGATGACTGTTGCTTGTTTTTTGAGAATGAAGTCGATTGCGGCATTTGCGGCGCGCCGACTTATGCTATTGTGGAAGCTAATAGCGGCACGATCAACTGCACTGAGTGCGATGGCATTATTTTTGACGCACGCGATTGCCACGGTACGGTCGTAATATTGGAATTAGATAGCGAGACACAACACTGATGCAGATCAACGTCAAAAGCAATATCAGCGCGTTTGCAAAGGCAATGGATGCGTTTGGCAAGAACCAGATACCATTTGCCACGGCTAACGCATTGACCAGCACAGCGTTTGATGTACGCAAGCAAATCGTTGACGACACCTATCCAAACAGCTTCACAGTACGCAACAAGCGGTTTGCAAGCACAATGTTCCGCGTTGAGCCAGCCAATAAGCGCAACCTAACAGCGCGTGTCTACGACCGGCTGGGGCGTGACTATATGACAACGCAAGCCGAAGGCGGGTTCAAACGACCACGCGGCAGCAACATTGCAATCCCGTCAAGGCAAATCAAACGCACAGCATCGGGCAAGGTGCCAAAGGCAAAGCAACCGCGTAACGTGCTGGGCGGTCGAGGGTACAAGGCAACGCTGCAAAGCGGGCAAGAAGTTATTGCAGAACAGACGGGGCGGGGGGCAGCGCGTAAACAGCGCGTGTTGTACCTGTTAGAGAAGATTGCACGCATTCCAAAGCGGTTTCCGTTCTATGAAGATGCAAACAAAACGGCTGGCAGGATGTTTGACCGAAATTTCAAGAAAAGCTTCGCGTTTGCCAAGCAGACAGCGCGGCGCAAAGCAAAAGGTACTTTGGGAACGTGACTATCGGGGGTAACGCAACACAGATCGGAAGAGCGTCG